TCATAGGCTTCACCATCTACAGAAGCTTCAAACATTTCTTTCATGACCTTGAGTTCTACATCAGTGGGTTTCTTTGGTAGAAATCCGCTGAGATCAAAAAGACCATGTGACTCTACTGCCGATGATTCGTCACCTGTCAATGACCGCTCACGACGACTCCACTTTGAAGTAGAGTAGTCAGCAAAGCCACCTTTTGATGTCTTAGCAATACGGAAGTCTAGACCTTTCAAGTAGTCTGTTGGCAACTCATCCAATTCTGGATCCATCAATGCTGAACGGATGATAGCGTAAATCTGAGGTCCGATGATAAATCTACGGATCGGATTATCTGGAAGTTTGTCTTCCTTGAGCGGATCTTCAACAACAAAGCCTTGGAAAATGTATGAACGCTTTTTCCAATACTTACGACCCATCTCTTCAAGACTCTTGTCTTTAAACCATCCACGCACTTCTGATAGGATTGGACAAGCTGTGCCATCGTTGTACATTTCCACACATGGAACCTGTACCTGTACTGACCTGCTGTCTGTTTCGCCTTTGATACCTGCAAACGGCAATTTGATCATTGCACGTTCTACCCAAAAGAATGTGTTGTTGGGATTGCCATCAGGTAAGAAACGTACGACAGCTTCTTTGCCTTCTTGCATGTTCCAATGTGGGTAAATTGCGTTGTCTCCACCGCCGGTGGATTGTCCTGTGGACTTTGATTGTGCTTCTTGAAGTTTCGCACGGATTTCTGATAATGTTGCCATTTTAAATGCCTCCTTGTGTTATGCCTAAAATGTTTATATGCCTTATGCACATGTTTTATTATGCGCTTTTTATTTATCAAGGTCAATGATTATCTGCGTATTTTTTGATTTATCTTACCAAAAGAAAAAGTGGGTCAAACCCACTTTTTCTTATACGCTGTCATTGCTCTTTGTCTAGCTAACCATAATCTAAATTTTACATACTCCGATAGTTCGTCGTTATCAACTACCTTACCAAAGTCTCGAGCCTTTAGATTGCGGCCAAATGTGACTTCATCGTCTAAAATGAAGTCACTATCATCTAATCCAAAATTACTTCGATGGAGTAGCGGCTTTTGCGTCTGCTTTAGCTGGCTCTTTCTTAGCAGGTTCACTTTTTGCAGGCGTTGCTGCCTTAGCAGGAGCTGATGCAGCTGGTTTAGCTTCTTCTTTCTTAGCAGGTGCAGCTGGTGCTTGAGCAAAAGCTGATACTGCGAATGCTGATACGATGATTGCGATTACTGATTTCATTTTAAAGTTTCCTTTAGTTAATATACTTAGACAGAAATGTCTGCGTATACATATATAACGCTTTAGAGTTACAGATAGTTGACAAGCAATCTAGCCAAAAGAAAGGGCACCGAAGTGCCCGATCTAACTGCGACGAAATCTTTACATTCTAATGCCTTGACTAATGCCTGACAATTCTCTAATACGTGATAGTTCTGCAATCTGTGGATCTTGTTGTTGCGGAGCCATTCTTTCTACAAATCTACGAGCAACTTGTTCTGCCTGTTCGCCAAACTTTTTGCCTACCATAGTACAAACGCCTTCTGGTCCTTTGGGGAATGTGCCTGTGTCACGATCATAAAATGATGTGATAAACTCTGCTAATTCTTCAGTGTTTAATCTTTCTTTTCTCTTTTCAAAATCACGTTTTGGCTTGTCATCTTTGTATTCCACATCTTTCATAGTCAGTGAAGATTGACCTGCTTTCTTTCTGTCCACTGCTGGTCTTTCGTAGTCTCTTGGATTATCAGGATCTACAGCTTCCTGCGGTATTGGTTCCTCTGCAGGTACAGCTGCTGCTGGATCAACCGGTGCTGGTTCCGCTTCCGGGGCAGTTTGATCACCTCCTTGAGCTGCTTCCGGGTCATCTACCATGTCGCCAAAATCCAACTGTTCTAATGCTTCAGGTGCATTGAATCCCAACCAATCGCTAACTAATGGTCTCACATCTGCTTCAGGATCTTGTGCTGCCTGTTCTTTGATTCGCTTGTATAGTTCTGGATCTTCAATTAGACCTTTAAGACTTTCGATGGCATTAGTTCCATCAACACCTGCTGGAAATGCTTGGCCTACTAGTTCTTGTAGTTCTTGTAATGCTGCCTGTTGTTGTTCAGGGTCTTCGCTGGTCACTGCACTGTCTTCGCCTAGGCCCATGACCCAATTTTCAAATTGAGCAAATGGGTCGTTGTCTTCTGTTTCAACCGTTAAGTCTTCGTTGTTGATTTCTTCTTGTGTCATAGCGACTATGTCGTCATAGCCTATGGTGCTTCCTTCTTTCATCAGTCTGTACAAGACTGGAAACACAGTTGCGATATCTTCTTTGAATGATCTGACTGTGAATTTTTGTTTGAAATCTTCAACAACGTCTTGTGGAATTTCTTCACTGTCATAGGCCTGGAAGTTTTCTTTATATGCCTCGTAGTGGCTTTGTTTGCTCAATGCCTTGATTTGTTCGCGTAGTCCGTTTAGATACTCTGTGCTTCTTTCGACCACTGAGTTGGTATCTGAATTCATTAGGTCATTACGTACCACGTAATTGCCGAAACTCTTGAGCTGAGCAATTTCTTCACTCATTTTAGTAATGCTTGCACCTAACTCATCGTATGGTAGACCGCCGTTGGCCACGTGACGCTGCATGGCTCTAGCGCCAGCAAGATGAATAAACGGATATTTAAAACGTTCGCCGTCTTGGTTTTCCACAAACAGTCCAGAGATGTTTCTAGTTCTAGCACCTGGCTGTGTATCATCCATCACTGCTTGGCTGTGTTTAATAATTAGACGTGTGTCCATTAATTTTTGATAGCTCACTGTTTTGCTACCGTACATTGAGCTTTCGCTCATCATGTTTTCACTCATTCTGCTTTCTCCAACTGGTTTTTGTACCATATTTGTCTGTGGTTTAGGTTGTGCGTTTTGACTTAGGAATTGATAATCTCGCTTGTCAAGATTGTCTTTGGCAATGTCTCTAGTGTCAAAACTCAATAATCTGCGTTTGGCAAATTGACGCAATTCTTTTAAAAAACCATACCAATTTGTTTTCTGTCCATCATCCATACCTTCGGTGATGCCATTAGAAAAATACACTTTTATGCTATTGGGTTCTGCAAGGCTGATGCTGACGTGTCCTATAGGCGTTTGCCCTTCTGTGTAGTCAAAATCAAAGAATCTTGCCTGTTCCGGATTAATGGTGATCTCACCGGTTTCAGCTCCTAGTTTCAGCCCAGCGAAGCGGCTGCGTACCTTGTAGAATAAATCGGTGGCTATATTATTTGTTGCGTCCATAAGTATATTTATCAAAGACCCATGCTGACAAAGATCGGCATAGGCATGGATTCATCGGTGATTTTCTCTGTCATTTTGTCGTAGATCTGTGGATCCCAATCCGCTAGCACATCTGCCATACGCATGATCAACAGTGTTGAACTGACTAAATCATCGTGTTCTCCGCTCTTGGCTTTGAATCCCAGCCCCGATGCCACATATGTTTTTAGCTCGGATATCAACGGCTTGCTGTGTATGGTCATTTTGTGGTTTTCAACCATATTTTTTAGCTGACTGCAAGCAGTTATCTTACTTCTATGTGTGGTGTTAAATCCTTTACGAAACTTGCGTATATGACCTTTGCGTATGGGTTCTGAAAGGAAAAGTCCATGAAAGTTTTCTTCACCTATGTCGTTGATCACTATCAGGGCAGATTCGCCTATGGTATTGTTTTCAACACTGTAATACATAATAGGGGCACCGCCCTGTTCTTCGCCTCTTTCATGTAGGTATTTTAGTATTTCTCTCAAGACCCTGACCTGTTGCTGCACAGGAGTGGTGTTGTGATGCCATTCTGCTACCTGCACCATTTCAGGCATTTCATAGACCTGTATGGCGCCGTAGTCGCCGCCAGTGCCCAAGCTGGGATCTAGAGCTATTAGATATGTGGCTCTGGGGTTAATTTCTTTGTACCACCGTGTCTGCCCCATGTTCATCATAGGGTCCATGCCAGCCAGTTCAACCAACTTCACAGAGTTGATTAGAGTTTCATCATAGATCAAGAATTCACATTCAAACTCTCTGCGGAATCGTTCTTCGCCGATCTTGGCACGTTCTAATCTAGCCCACTCCTCGTCTCTATCTGGATGTTCTTGCCACGGTGCAAAGAATGGAAAGAACCCGTTGACACCCAATTTGGTTTCATTGCCAAAGTCGTCAAATCGCTTGTTGGCCTCTAACCAAATCATGGCAAATTGATCTTCGTCACTGTTAGGTGTTGATGTGATAATAGCTTTACCACCTGTGGCCAATGTTGGCGATAACGCTGTCCAGAACTCTTTGGCTTTTTCCGGTGGTTGCACGAACGCAAACTCATCACAATATATCAATGAAAGAGATTTACCACGGCCTGTGTTTTCAGTTGTAGTAGTTGCCTGTATCCGTGATCCATTGTCATATTCGATGGTGTTTCTGTTATACGAATACACACCAGCACGGATAAAGTCTGGTAAATTTTCATAGGCATATCTATAACGATCCATGATGTCTC